CGTCTATGAAAAGAAAGACAAAAGACCCACTCTCAGTGAGATTCTGGATGGGTTAAGGGACGGCTTCTGATTTTTCTGATTTGCTTGGCCTGCTCCCTGATTAATTCACTCTGCCTTTCAAGCTCTTCAAACTGCCGATCCAGATCGGACAGAGATGGAAACTTAATCACCGTTTTATCACCCATCGTCTTCCTCCTCAATTTCGCCACTGCCATCACAGTAATCGCAATCGACCCATTCTCCAACAGGCTCTAGTGTGCCACCAAATCTCTGGTGGACTTCCTTTTCGACCTTGCCGTGATAATCAGTGTGGTCGCACTCTGGGCAGGGGATCATTGGCCTGTCTCCTTGATTGGTGGGGGCGCGATGGCCCCCTGTTGGGTTAAAACTGCCAGTCTGCGGGGGCATCTACTACGTCTGTGTAGCGGGGTTTTTTTTCTTCACGCTTCAGCGTGTCGAGCGCGGCCATGATAACTGACAGAGCTGTGAGCTTGCCGTTCAGGTAATAAAAGCAGCGGGTGAAAGTTGTGTTGTGTTCGTTGGTCACAAGGTGAGGTGTGACAGACACTGGCAAGTCACCAAAGAGACGGCCAAGCTCGACTGCCTGATGGTACTGGGCGACACGGCGATTGATCATGTCAACAACGGTCTCAGTGACTTGCTTTTGCTTTTCGCTGATGCGGTCATCTTTTGGCGCAGGCTTGACCACTGTGCTTTCTTTGAACACACGGCGAAGATCAACCAAACGAGCCAGATCAGCGCGGAGATCGTCTTTAAACAAGCGGGTGTGCTTGTCACGTATTTGGTGAAGATCGAAAGGCAATGCCCAGTAATCTTCATCTGTGGCGCGGGTCTCAGGCGCAAGCTGCCAAGTCTGGTTGGCGTTGCGAACATTTTCATAAGCGAGGTTCAAGTAACCCAGCGCCTCTTTCTGGTGAGCCTTGGCGGCAAAGGTGCCGTCTTCTTGAAATTGTTTCCATGCTAAGTTGATATAGTCTTGAACAGTTTTCATTTGATCTCTCCTTGGTTGCTATACAATTATACATAACAGATATATCAGGAGTTACAATAGGCAAATACAAATTAAATACATTTAATATCGGGGGAAGCCAAAATGGGCGACTTTCCCCCGATGATTTTTAGGCAGCTATATGATACAGCCAGCAATCCATGTGGCCGTTTGTTTTATCGTCTTCATCTCTTGGAATAGAGTGAGGCGTCTGATCAACCAGTCCAGCCGTCACGGCGTGGCGAACTGTGCCACAAACATTGTGTGAGTTTTTCTTCAGTAGCCGCGCCAAGTCTCGACTGGTCATTGGCCCGTGTTTTTCTAGCGCCCTCAAAATCGGGGTAAACGCGCCAGTATCTGTGCGGCTGGGCCGTGGCTCTTCCATATCGCACGGCAAAGTGGGTCGCAGTGGCTTGCCTATCAGAAGCTCATTCCCAGTGGTTCTAATGATTTTTGTCTGGCTGCGCTCAAACTCCAGCATTTTCTGGCCTAGCTCATCTTCTGTCATCTTTTTCTCCCTAGATGTGGTAATCGTCTTTGCGAAGGCTGCTGACGTAGCGGTCAAGCTCCTCCTGTGCCGCCCATAAATTCTGCTTTGCATTCGGAAGCGGTTCAGATTTATACGCCGCTTCTTGGCATCGATCAACTATTCCTCGCAAAAATTTCAGTTCAGAATCCTGCGCTGGTGTTAAACTTTTCATTTTCTTCTCCCGTTGTTTTAGATTTCTTTCTAAATAATCAGCAAAATTTGATTTGCGCCGATCATCGTAATGTTTCTCCAGCAGTAACTTTTTTAACTCCCTGTTCTCTTCGCAAACACGCTCATATTCCTCCCGATTTATCATGTCCTTTAAGCTCCATTTAGCCATGTGATTATTCCTTTACAGCCGCTTCAATTGACTTGCGATAATCTACTGTTGATTTTCCACGGCGAAAACTGTTTTGAGAAAATCCTTTTTTTCTGCCCTTCGCCCACACAGATGCGTCTTTTTTCTTTTTTGACGGTTCAGTAATTATCATTGGAAATAGCGTAGGTTGTAGCTGTAAAAACCAATGATTTATATCTCGCCTGCGCCGTATCCCACCTTGAGTGACGCGCTCACACTCAAACCCCATTGACCTCCAAAAACCATTTGCTTCTATGTCCGATCCGCAGCGCAACGAAATTGCATTGCTTGCCATGCCTCTTGCCATCTCAGTTAAAAAACGAACAAGCTCCGCACCATAAAGTTGACCGCGCAAATCGTACTGAATACACGCTTGATGTATTTTCAAGGTATCACCAAATGATCCATGATAAATATATCCTGCTGGATCATTGTTTACCCGTGCCAATAATATTCTGTGATTTTCGACCTCACGCTCAAAAACTTGCTGTGGATAAAATGCCAATTCTTCAGCATTCTTCTTTTGCAAACTGTCAATATAAGTCAAATCAGACGAACTGGCAGGGGCGACTTCAATGGTCATTTTTCCAAAAACTCCAGCACTTGCTTCGACGCATCGCCTGCGCCCTTGCCCACAATCACAGTATGCCCCACCGATTCTAAATAACTAATGATTTTTTTCTGATCGGGGGAAAGTCTCCCACCCGTGACCCGCTTCATTTCGACCCACAAATTGCAGGAGGGGATATAAAGATCGGGTATTCCCCGCGTTACCCCCTCTGCCTTCAGCCGTGTCGCCACGCTAATCGATCTCTTCTCCCCGTTGGGGATCGCAAAGATTAAAACTTTTGGATACTTCGCCCGAAACCAATTAACAAATCCCACCTGTTCACTGTGTTCAGAATGGGATGTCTTCAAGACTAAAGTCTGCGAACGGGCCTTCTTGCGTCTCATGTTTTCTCTCCACCTTTGTGTAATCGAACTGAACAACTTCGTGATACTTTGTATCGTAGGTGCTTGGCTTTATCTTTATTCTGCTAGGCCAATTCCACCACTGGCACTCATTCATCGCCTCGTCTGTCGTGTCAGCACCAGACGCCAGCATTGACCGCCGCGCTTGATACTTACTGGCGGCATAGCCACCATGATCTGGGCATAGCCATTCGTTTACCGACAGCAGCCCAGCGTAATACGTGACCTTTATCGAATCAGGCTTGCCCTCTTTTTTGTGCCTTTTGTAAATCACACTGTCCACGTCCACCCATTCTGCCTGCACTTGACTGGATAGCATGGCCCCAGAATAGCTGTTTGAATTGTGGTTCAAAGTGGGTGGCGGGAATTGAAACCCGCATTCTGGGCATTGTAGGCAGGCAGAGTGGCACATGGTCTGGCAAGCCTCGCACTGCTTTACGGGTGCCGTACCCTCGCCTGCCCCCGCGCTTTTATCCTTGGGTTTTACCCTATCAATAAATCCGTGCCGCTCAACATTGGCTCCGAAATCACAGACCAGACAATCCTTCTTTCCTTCGGCTACCCTCGTACCCCTCCCAATCATCTGGATATAGAGGCCACAACTTGCGGTTGCTCTACACAAACTAACGCTGTCAACGGCAGGGTGATCAAATCCAGTCGTTAGCACATTGACATTAATCAGGCATTTAAGATAGCCGCTCTTAAAGTCTGCAATGGTTGCCTCGCGCACGGCGCTGCTGTCACTACCTGTCACCACACCGACATCAATGTCGTGGGCCTCAAATTCATCTTTCAGCATGTAGGCATGATTGACGCCGCTGCTAAACACCAGCCAGCTTTTGCGATCCGCACTTAGTTCCACAATCTCAGCAACCGTCTTCCGCACCAGTTCGGGATCAGATGCAGCCGTGGCAAGGTCGCTTTCAATAAACTCACCGCCACGCTTTTTGACGTTGGTCAGGTCAATCTGGTTCAGACCGCCCTTGGATATGACAGGCGACAGGTAGCCCTGCTCCATCAGCATAGACACAGGGATGTCATAAGCTATGCCATCAAACAAAGCACCTGCACCTTTGTGCAAGAAGCCTGAGTCCAATCGATAGGGCGTGGCTGTCAGGCCCACCACTTTTATGTCAGGGTTGCAAACTTTCAGATCGGCAATAAAGCGATTGTATCGCGTCTCAGTATTCTTGGGCAGCATGTGCGCCTCATCGATCAGAATAAGGTCTGGCGCAGGCACGATGTCATACGCCTTCTCCCAGACCGACTGGATGCCTGCAAAGGTGATCGGCCTGTCTAAGACCTTCTGCTTCAGCCCAGCACTGTAGACGCCGTAATCAGCCTCTGGGTACATTTTCAGCAGGCCATTGGCCCCTTGCTCCAAAAGCTCTTTCACATGAGTGACAATCATCACCCTAGTGTCGGGAAATGACATAGCGTCTTTCACGATCTGCGCGATGATGGCCGTCTTGCCTGATCCAGTGGGCGCAACTATAAGTGGATTATCGCCAGCCTTGCCTGCCCAATAGTTGTATAAGCCATCGACAGCTTCTTTCTGATAATCACGTAATTCAAAGGTCATGGGACAGAACTCTTTTTTCCGCTTGTAGCCGTGCAGCTACTGCCTCGTTCATTGTTAAAAACGTACCAAGATTGGTTTTCTTTCCATCAATATTCATCGATGCCCTCCACTTGCCCTTGTCTTTTAAAAAGCTGACGCCCTTGACGCCTGACGTGTTGGACTTGCTCAATCCAGTATTAGCCGACTGCTCTCGCGCCGTTACCTCCCGCAAATTTACGATCCTGTTATCGCAGCCGTCCCTGTTAATGTGATCCACAGAATTAGGCCATTGGGGATAATGACCGTGATGCAAAAAGAAAGCCACGCGATGCGCCAGCATTTTTTTGTCATGGCCGCGATAAGAAATTCCACCGCATAAATAATAGCACGTTGATCTTTCGGTCTTCACTCTACGGTTCATAGTTATCTTACCACTGCGCTCTTTGTTGTACTTGGCCGCAGCACCCGCAGCACTAACAAACGAACTGCCCTCGCCAGTGTCATAAAAATCTTCCTTTGATCGATCCTGTGCGTAAATCAGTCCAGTCTCTGGATCATATCGAAACAAACGCCGCATCAATTCTAAATCTTCCCACCAGTTTTCCATCACGCAAACCTTTCTCTCAATTCTTCGCTGTTGTCCTGATTACGAATGACGCCATGTGGCGTCTGATACTCCACGAAATCATCGCCAGCGTCTATGATCTCCCAATCGTCAGGCACCATGAAAGGATTGAACAGGTGGCCCCCCGCGCCCTCTTTGCGGCTCCAAGTGCCGTCCCGCTCTGGGGTGCTGTGGGCGTCTGTTCGATCATTAACCTCTGGCAGTTCACCGCCGTGGCAAATTGGAATATAATTGCAAAACCGACAGGCAAACTTGGACGGGTCATGGCTGATTTTTGACGGTGGCTTTTCATCGAAAATGATATTGCTGGCCTTGCTGATCAACATCTCACCCTCTGCCCGATCCCGCTTAATTCGCTCTGCGTAAATCTCATCGTTATTTTTATTTACGGCGAAAAAATAGCAACGATCAATGTCAGACAAATGCATTCCCACCTGACACTGCGCCCAATAGACAGGCTTACTGATCCTGACGCCCTTCGCCTTCGTCTGGGCAAAGCTCTTGTCGTTCATCGTTTTAAATTCCAAAGTGTGCGGCTCTTTGCTCTCTGGAAAGCCAATGCCAATGCCGTCCAAGCTCAATCCAAAGTGACCGCCGCAGGCCGTGTAATTAATCTGTCGGCCCGTTTCTGGATCGACCTCCCACACCTCGACCCCAATCGCCCTCAAGTTTGCCACGATCCGCTCC